CACAGATTGAGGGTGTCCTTAACCCCTTCCTTGATGATATCCGCAGACGCAGAGGTATCACTGAATTCCGTGTTGTTTGCGACGAAACAGTAAACACTCCACTTCGCGTTGATCGTAACGAGCTTTGGACTAAGGTTCTCGTCAAGCCCACCAAGACTGCTGAGATCCTAATCTTTGAAATTAACCTAACTAACCAGTCGGCTCAGTTGGGTAGCCTCTAAGGAGATAAATAATGGCAACATCTTATTACAAGAATAAATACGGTAGAGATTTCACCCCTGGACAAGGGCTGCCAACTGTTTCTACTGATCTCGATTCAGTAAGGGCTTATCAGTTTGAGATTCATTTCTACGGGCTTCCTGAGGATGTGACCAACACAACTGATCTAACTCTCGCTGCTAAGAAAGTTGGCGGTCTTGAGATGAAGAACGAGGCGATCACTATTCAACGTGTCAACGATAAGCTTCACTACCCAGGCCAGAATACTCCTGGCGATCTTACTGTAGACTTTGATAACCTCTACCTTCGTGAGACTGCTGCTGATCTTTACCGCTACTTCCGTCACACCTACGACCCAATCACTGGTGAGATGACAAAGAGCGCCCAGCCAGGGGGTGGTGCTGGATCGACTTTCAAAGCAGATAAGGTCGAAGTGGTTATGCTTGATAACACCCTAAGTCCTCACTCTACAATTGAGCTTTATGGTGTTTACCCAACCTCTTGGTCTGCTTCTGAGTTTAACTACTCAACCAACCAGTTCCATATGTTGACTGTAGACTTCAAGTACGACTTCATGAATGTTTACAACTACTCTAACCCTTCCTGATAGAGTCGGTTGACAACTCTTAAGGCTCAGTCTGTCTCTATATTCAGACTGAGCCTTTTTCTCTTGGCTATAATATATTATGGATTACTTTTCAGAGTTATTAGAGAGCTACAGTAAGCTCAAAAAGAGGACGTTTAAGCTCACATATATTTCGGAACAAGAAGATCCCGACCAAATAACTTCACAGACTTTGGCGGCGGCAGCGGGCAAAACAGCAGAGGAACCTTATCTAATTCCTGGAACTACTGGTGCAATTTGGCAGAGTAGAAATGGAGCAGCCCAGGGTTTTTATACCTTTGCTACAGATCTCTCTGTATATAAAAAAGGAGAAGGTAGGACTTCTAAAGTTTATGACAACCCTGAGGATGAGGGTTTTGCTGAGTTAAGATCATTCCTAACAGGGGGTAACGAAGGAGGTGAGAGCGAAGAAACACAAACGCAACCATCAGAAGAAGCAGGAGATGAAGCCGCAGAACAGCAAGAGGCAGAACAGCAAAGGTTATCAGACCTAGCGAAGCCTGGAGGGGCCTTTGAGGAACGGTATAAGTATAACTTAAAAGAGATTGGCCCTGCTCTAGATGCTATCGACAATAGCATCAAGACTGTTCAACAAGCATGTGAGCAGTATGGTATATCAAATCAGCCAAAGTATTGCAAAGAGCCTGGGCGTTATCTTACAGGAATATCGAACGCAGGGTTCGCACACAAGCTCGCAGCAGGTAGAACTTTAGTCATAGACCCAGAGACGGGTCAGAAGCTAGATGAAAAAGAGGGTATCGCTCCAGGGCTTCTTAATGATGTAGCAGAAAACCACGATGCTCTTATGGATTTCTTAGGAGGCAAGGGTGATTGTGATACCATCACAGATAAGATTGGATTTTATAAAGATCGCATGGTGGTGTTCGGAGGTAACACTAGCGAAGGTATTACCATCACCCCCAACCCTCTTCAATATGATGCAGTAGAAAAAGCTAAGAAACAATGTGGGATAGATGACACAGGGTTCCAAGAGATTGCAAAAGGTGGCCTAGCGCAAAATACCATTAACACCATTAGAGGAACCTTTAACGAAACTATTTTCCAAATGGGTGTTAGGTTAAATGCCGCTAAGACAGAAGACGAAGCTAAAGCCGCTTTCGCAGAGATCGCTGTTACACTAGATAAGAAAAAAGTTCAGCTACTTGAGATTGCACAAGCCTACAGAGAGGAGTCCGATGTAGCTTTAGATCTTGGCGAGACCTTCGATAGAGATGTTATCTTGGAACAGGCAGGTATTGCTGAAGACCCTGACGAACTTAAAAACTTTTTACTTAGAGAACTGTCTTATCAATCAGAGTTTATTAATAAGGCGGGCGCTTCCTTCGTGGAGGACGCAGCTAAAGTAGTTCGTACAGGCGGTAGGGCAGATGCCAACATGGGATATGAGACTGAGGCAGATGTGCCTTCTTGGATGGGCGAACCTCAGCGTATAAAAGAAGGACCAAACAAAGGAAAGTTTATCGTAGGTGTGGGACAGAAGAGAATTAAAGAACTCGGAAAAGTCAAATTCGGAGAGATTAATTCTATAGAAAGATTGAATGGTATTTCCACTGGTGAAATTCAGGCAGGAGAAAACCTAGAAGCAGGGTTCCAACGCAAGATGGATCAGACCCAATACAAAGGGCCTGGGTCTGATCGACAACAAGCTGCTAATGATTTCATGAAGCAGACTGAGGCAGACATCCAAAGAACTGTAGCTCCTCTTAGGGAAACTCAAACCTACCTAGATGCCAATGGAAAGATCAAAGCCAGCGATCCTAAGTCTAAGCTCAAGCTTATCGGCAATCGTGTTAAAAGTATGCTGGGGTACGATGTCTTAAGAAACTCTGCTTTAGGTAAAGCCTTGTTCAAAGGTAGTGGAGACTTTCAAGACTTCAGCAACGAGGCTACACAAAGTAAGATTGCCGAGCTAGTCGCTAGAGAAGCTCGAATGAAAAAGTATAAGGATGAAATTGAGTCAGGAAACCAAGCTGCAAGGGACGCCATGATTCGTCAAGTTATGGTTTGCGGAATGAATGCTAAGGACATGACGCAGCTAATTACTACTGACGAGGGGAAGACTTATGCTGTTCCACATAATGAGGTCTTCAAAAGAATTTGTAAGGCAGAAAACTCTGATGATCCCAGCAAGAAGCCAACTATAGAAGTAAAGGGCATGACCTGTACGATCACAACCCCAGACGGTCTTTCCGTTTCTTTCAATCAGGAACGATCTTATAGTGGAGGCAAAGTAACTACTCGTTCTGCGACCAAGATATCTCCCGAAAGCATAGAGGCTCTCAACATGCTTGGAAAAGATCAGAACGAGAACACACTTACAAAGTTCCTTAAGGGTCAGATGAAATTACTGGAAGAGATCCTTAGCTCATCCAAAGAGAATCTTTTTCCTTAAGTAAATCATCGAACATATAGACCCTATAGTATTGGCCCTCTTTGTGTATCTCTATGTAGTTATTAGATTCTACTACTATATGAGAGGGGATGATGGCTAATGTTGGCTGTCTATCTTGTTTAAATATAACCATGGGAATTTTTTCGCACTTCTCTGAATCTTTTTGGCATTGGTCTATAAATTTCCAGAAGTCGCTACTATGATTATATAAACTATATAAGTTTTGGTTATTGTATCCCTTTTTACACTCTAGGCAATACTTAAAGTTTTGTGGAGTAATCAAGTCCCCATAAATTTTAAGGTGATCTGGCAAGGAGTGTGTGGTGGCGAACGCACCAGAACCAGGAGTTCTTGAAAATTCCGTGGTGCCCAATCTATCATTGAGTATCTTGGCGATCTGCCGCTCAAAGGTTGAGCCCTTCGCCCTGCTGTTTACTTTCTTTTTTTTCTTCAAAGCAGAAATATCGTAATTATCTTTCATAATCTGTGCCCCGCACTATAATAGACCAATGGACGCCGAGAACACAAACATTAAACTCGATGTTAGTCAATGGAGAATCCGTATTGATGAGCGGAATAGAGATCGTATGAAACTACAAATTAAACTATCTAAGGACGAGGCGATTGCCTTCAAAAACTTCGCCAGTGTATGTAAGCCAGAGGAAATTTCTGATGATGATTTCATCAAGACTGTTTTTGTTACAGGGATTGAAGCCCTTAACAAGCAGCTTGCTGAGATGGTCTCGCAATACGCTGCCGAGAATAAGGAGGAGCTTGCCGCTTCTGGGATCACCGTCATTGAAGAGGAAGACGGTGGGGTTCGTTTGGAAGAAACTGAAACTACCTGATGTACAAACTTGAATTCCTGAAAAAGGAAAATGATCTGAATAAGATCATTCGTGCTAACAAAAAGGATAAGAACAAGATGAACATCCTTTTTGTCTCCTTGTGGGATGAGTGGTCACAATCTTTGGTAGAGAACCTTAAGAAGAGGTACGCCAAAGTTGACAAGGGCCAGCCACTATACATTGTGGACAGCTTCTATATGCCACACAGTTTTGTTATTTACAACACTACAAAGCTGCCCCACTTGGTCCACGTTAATCAGAAGGGAGCGCACTCAGAGGATTATCTTCCTATGATTTATAAGACGCTTCTACCTTCTAAGAATAAGTCTAAATGAGATCGTCCTTGTGACGCTCGATATAGTTATCAATCTTTTTCGCGTACTTCTTTTCACGGGTGTACAACAGTTTCAGGTTATTGATAATGATCGTGGTGAAATAATTAAACGCCGAGCCCTTCCTGGGTTTGAAATTTCTCACAGTCTTCAATACTAAAGTGAAACATTCTTGCTTCGCATCATCGGGATCTACTTTAAATTTAAAGCTCTCGATGATGTTTTGTATTAGGACATCAAATAAAGAAACCAGTTCTTCCTCGTATTTTTCTGGCTCCTTCTGGTATGATAGGATGATCTCCTCGAACCTATCATTATCTATGTAATGGTTTTTCATAATTTATAATAGACATGTTTGATTTAGATAAATTGTATCAGGGTCACAAAGCTCATGGTGATAATCCATTGTGCAGCGGCTGCTCTATTCTAGAGAAGTCCAAGCCTTGCCATTCTGTCATGGATTACGAGGAGTTGGAGCCTGCGCCAGTCCTGTTCCTATCAGACTCTATTAAGTATAAGCTGGGCTCCGCAGCCGCTTTCACTAAACCTGAGGTCAAGCTATTCAAAGAGTGTTATCCTGAGAAGTTCGCCATGGCTGCTGCTGTCAAGTGTCCTTCTGTAAAGGAGGCTGACATGAGCCCTAATAACATGAACTTGTGTCGCCAGCAC